CTTTGACTTGTTGCCGGTGTCGAATAAGCTCCAGAACGTCCGGTCCACCTTATTAGCGCCTATCGGTACCGAGGCGGACCCGTTGAATTCATAGAAGCCTTCCTCCGAGATGTAGAAGATGCTTCTTCCGTGCCCAACGACCGAGTTTGGAATAGGTGTGCCCCGTTTCCTGTCAACGGGGAAGAACTGGAACATCAGAGGCCAGCCAACGTACTCCATCCTGGATATCTGTCTTTCCTGGAAGATCACCCCGTACTCGGTGCCCCCAACAACCCGTTGCACCCATCCACCTTCGGGCATGGTCTGATAATCGCTCTGGGTCGTCGCATCGGGGTCGAAGTCCGTCGCGTCGTTGATGGCTGACCACCAGACCCGGTTGGGAACATGGCCGTCCGTGGTGTCGTTCGTGTTCCCCAGGACCAGGAAGTCTCTCACCGTATCGAGATGTTTGGCCTTCGGCTTGTTCGTTGAGGTGATGAGGTCCGCAAAGGCACCGGCCGCTCCGCCGCCGGTCGCTATGAATTGAACCGGGTCCGTGAAGTTCGTCGCGACAATATCGGTGCCAAATTGAGCGAACTCCCACACATCGTCGGACGCGGTGGAATATCCACCGCCCTTTGATTCGTCCGTCCAAGTCAGGTCCAGCATCTCATAGAGCGCCGAGGCATCCCCGGCGTAGACAAAGATGTTGTTTGCCGAGTCCGTTGCCGAGAAGGCGCTTAGGGCGGCCCCTGCTAGCGCATTCGTTTGAGCCGCCAATCCAGGAAACGGCCGATAACCACGAAGGTCGGGAATGGCGTTCACCGCCTGCAAAACACCCGGGTTCTGAAAGTCAGGAAGGTCAGGCAACCACTCCCCAAAGGGGACAACCCTGGTCTTCTTCTGCTTCAGAGCAGGCTGAATTCTGGAAAGCCGCTGAGAAAGGGAAGTCACCGCTGCTGCCTCACATCTATCTGAACGTCGGACCTGGAAACCAGAGGCGCCCCGGTATAGCGGTCGCGCTTGTTGGCCTCGTGGACCTTCTCCGCAAGATCGTCGTATCTCACGGCCCAGGTCATCAGACGGCTGTCATCCTCAAGGAAGGGCGCGGCCTCCAGAAGCGCCCCGAAGAGCAGAAGTCCGCGAGCATTCGTCAAAAGCCAGTTCGTATCGGTATCCCCTGAGAGGGTCGTGAATCTCTGAAGATAGAGCAGCTTGCCTGTGTAGGTCGTGTCGGGAGAGGGGCCAAATACAAGGTTCTCGCCCTCGATGGTAAACCATTGCGGCTGTGCCGTCTGCGTGGCGAGGTTGCGTATCCAGAAATTCTCGGGTGCCAGGAACTCGACGCGCTTGAGGGGCGTTCCTTCGAGATAAAGTCGTCTGGCTCCGATGAAGCCCGTTGGGAGAGCAACCGTCTGGGCGCTGATGGTCAGGTCCGCCGAGGTCTCCATGGCACGGATGCGCACCCGTTTGTCTTGGGCAATCGTGTCCTCGGCCATGGAAATGAACTCTGGGATACGGTCGGTGAGGTCGTCCCTATCCAGCCAATTCGCCACCGCTGTTTTGAGTTCGCCGTAGTTAGTTATAGCCATCCGTACCTCTTGCGGTAGCTGACGGGCTCGCCAAGGAACTTATCATCGGGACGGAACCTCAACAGAGCGGAGAAGTCGTTGACCCTTACGTGAATACCTCTGCCCCTCGCGAAGCCAATCAGATATTCCATGTTGTCCCTCTGGTGCGTGTAGCTGTCGGTTTCGTCCTTCAGGTCGATCCCCCAAAGACCGATCTCGTCAACCTCTTCGTAAATTGCCAAAGCTATCCAATAGGCTGGCGATGAGCCGAAATAATCTCCTATCTCTCCGGCGACCTGCCAGAGGGGATATTCCACAGCCTTGGGGATCTCGATATGGCGGCGCTGCATGTAGCAAGGAACGTCCGCAGCGTTGATCTTCTCGATGTAGTCTTCCCCATAAGGCTTCTTTGACCGCTTTTCCCATAACTCCCTGTCGTGGATCTCCAGGATGCGGTCGTACCGAGGCGCCCATGCGTCCCAGGCAAGACCCCAAGTCTCCCATTTCTCATACGGCACCTCGTCGTGAGATGGTCCGAGGGCAACAATAGCTACTCGCCGAGACATCCGTCGAAACCATCCTTCACATCCATTGGAAAGAACCTTGCCAGGCGTGCGATATCCCCATGATCCATGATGATGTTCGGTAGATCGATGGTGCGTTTCGTAAGCACGGCAGAGATATTATAGCCGTAAACCATCACCAAGGCTTTCGAGCAATCGAAGCGGGCAAGAACGAGATTGTAGAGCAGAAGCCCAGGATTCCACAGACTGACGTGCCCGCCGACAATCTCGTCTTTTCTCGGAGGGACCGTTATCGCCAGCAAGCCACCTTCCTTTAGATCCTGCCTTGCCTTGTCAAGAAACCAGCCGACGTTCCGCTGGTGCTCCATGACATGAGAGGCCCAGATACAATCGAACGGCTCCTTGAAGAACGTCCCCAGATAATCCCCCTGGAAGTCCGCCGAGTGGGTCAGATCAACCGTCGTCACGTCATAACAACGACGAAAGCCCTCGGCATGTTCACCCTTCCCGGACCCGATATCCAATAGAGTGGACCCCTTCGGGAGGATGGACAGAACTTCGTGATAAGCGGCCTCGGCCCACATCAGAAGATCCCTGGACTGGTCCTCAGAAACCTGTTGTCGGGGTCGTTGAGCTTCCGTCTGAGATACTTCTGCTTTTCGTGCTTCGGCAGAGCAAGGAAGTTCACGCCATCCTCTTTCATCCACTGCTGAACGACAACCAGGGGAATCGAGGCAATCCGCTTCAGGGTCCGGTCCTCGTTATAACCGTCATTGATCGTCTGGGCGGCCTTGTTCGCTTCCAGGATCGGCTCAACGTCCTGGCCCACGGAGACGGTGGTCGTCTCTCCGTCTTCATCGTAATGAAAGGTGGAGACGACCCCGCCATCCGCGTCGAGCAGTCGCTTCACGGCTTGGCAGCCTGAACCACAATGCCGGTCTGAAGCGCATTCGGAAAGATGTAGGCCAGCTCACCGTCCGCGTTTCGAAGGGCGAGATAGACTATATCCGTATCCGTGGTGCCCCGGCCCACCTCGAACATGGGCTCGGTGCCCGTGCCATCGGTGAGCTGCACCGTGTTGTCATCGACCTGTTTGAGATTCCAGCCCATGCTGTTCTCCAAAAAAGAGGGGGCCGAAGCCCCCATGGTTTATGCAGTCAGGGTATCGAAGACCGCGCCGGATGCCTTCTCGTTTCTTGATTCCAAGGTATACTCCACGATGATCTGACGACGCTCGCTGTCGCCGGTCTTCGCAAGGTTGGTGATCTGGACCGGCCGTAGATAGCCGACAGCCCACATATCCTTCTGGAGCACGAGGTTCGATTCCGCGACCTGGAAACGGTTCGGGATGATCTCCAGTTCGCCGAAGTCGGACTGATAGATGTCGATTGCAGCCATCAGCTTGTTGTCCTCGGCGGACTTGAACCGCGTGGCGTTGCCGGTGAAGCCCGAGACCACAGTCTTGTTGAACGAGCCCGTCATCACACAATCAGGATCGCCGCCGTTGTCCCAGCAGCTTTTCAGGACTTGCTTCAGAAGAGCCTCGGTCAACGCGATGTTGGTCCCATCGACACGAGCGGTGTTCCCGAGGGAGCCCGCCGTGCCGGTGGCGCCAACCACCGTGTTGGTGTTGATCCAAGCTTCGATACCGCCCAGCTCGCGGGCGTTGGTCGTGTCGCCCGTAACCTCGGCGTTGTTGGCCAGAAGGCTCGACTCCATGTCGCGCCTGAGTTCCTTGGCCGACTTGACGATCTGATAGGCCAGCTCGTCCTTCCGGCCGGCGGAAACCACGGCCTGCTGCGTGCCCGTGATCCGAGGCACCTTGTCAGAGATCTGACAGGTGTTCGAAAGCCGGGTCGTTGCCGTCACCGCGTCGGTGGTCGCATCGTCGCCCTCCAGAACCGCGTTGGTCGCGGAGGCAGCCGCCAAAACGTCGGTCTGCCATTCGTGAAGGGTAGCGGTCGCCTTCGTGCGCGGGACCGACGTAAGGAAAGGCGTATCCAGTTGTGTTACCGCAGGACCATTTAAGCCCTGCTTCTGCATGTCTCCACGCAGCTCAGACTATATCATCCCTTTCGGGCGCGGCGCTCGTGGCGGAAATTACTGCCGTTGACGCTTTCTGTTGGCAGCGGCGTATTTCCCCATGCAGTGTTTGCAACAGAAAAGGTTTTTCTTCCCCTTCGTGTCGCTCCACCGCTTGGAGATAAACGCGCCGCACCAATCACACTGTCCTTGCCAGCGTCGGTAGGCTCGTCCGCTAGTCGTTACACCTTCAACGGGCTTTCGCCCGAAGCTTGGCTCGGGATTGCCCCCGGCATTACCCGGTAGGGTGTTCCCCGAATTCACCGCGTTTGCATCTAACGCAGCATGTTCGTTCCAGTGGCATTCATGGCACAGCGTCAAGCCGTTCTCGATATCCCAGCGCTTAGCCGGCGCATCGATATATGACTCTACGTGGTGGGCGTGAAGCTCGATACCTGTTGCCCCGCAATGGCGGCAGACACCGCCATCCCGGCTGATGACCGCAGTGGCCCAGGCATGTTGCCTATAAGGCCGTGTGCGGCTCCTGGCGTCAGGGTTGTGGTTCGGGTGCTCCTTGCCCCGCAGATAACGCTGGCCCTTCCAGCCACATTCGCGAGAGCAGAACCGTGTCTTGCGAAAAGTCGCGACCGTACCCTTCGGCTTAAAGGGCTCGCCGCAATATTCGCATTCCTTGACGCGCTGGCCCCCTTGCCAATGCGGGTGGTCCGCACCGGTTGGGTAGATTCTGGCTCTCTTCTTACTGTGAACGAATCCCATAACGCCCATCAGGAAACGACCCAAAGAGCGCTATTATACTACGTTAGTGGACCTGTTGCCAAGTCGGATCAACGTTGTAGATCACATCCGATAGGTCTTCCCGGTTGCCAATCGCGGCGTAAGACGTGAAAGTGCTGGCGGGAGTTGCCATCGTTTTTCACTCCGGGTTAGGCAGCTACAGCAATCCCTTGACATATTTCACGGCAGCATCGGTTTGCTGCTGCTTCGTGCCCCTGGATCGTAGCTGCGCGAGACGATTCCTGCCGGCAGCGATCTTGTCCACATCAGTCGTCTTGGAAGAAACGGCACCGGGCTTCTGCACCTTGGCAAGCCCGCCCAATTTCTTGGGCAGAGTCTTCGTGCCTTTCTGCAATTGCTCGTACCGCATGGCGTTGCGCACCATCAGGACATGCCTGTGGTCAAACGCACCGCCGATGAACCCGCCGATCTCTTCCGCCGAATAGCCCTGGCCAGAGAGGAACGTTGTCATGTCCCCCTCGAACTCCTGTAGCTTCTTCGGGTCGGAAATCTCCGGCATGGCCTCGGCAAGCAGGCGTTGCTGTTCCGTTCGATAGGCGCCAATGGCTTGGGCCTGTTCGGCCTGCTGCTTCTGCATGGCCTCGGCCCTGGCTGTCTTTGCCTGCTCCAAACGCTGCTTCACTTGTGCCTGTCGTGCCATCACCCGCAGATATTCCTGCGGATCATCCTCCAAGAGCTGTGCCTGACGATCAGGGCTCAACTCGGCCTCCATGTCTCCTTCGAGAGACTGTATGGAATCGTTGAGCTTCTGAAGATCCTGCTGCCAGCGCTCAAGAACCTGCTTGTTCTGCGCCTCCACTTGGCGGCGCTGTTCCGCAAGCTCCATCGTCTTCTTCGTGTAGTCGGCTTCCCGGTGGTGGCCCCTCATCAGCTCGGCGAGGGTGACTTGCTCGACCTTGCCGTCCAGCTTTACCGGAACCTTGAGATGGCCCGCGAGATCCGCAGCTTCCATTCCAAGGGCTTCCGCAAAACCGTTCAGCGTGTCGGGTAGCTCCTCGTCTTCGCTGTCTTCCGGCTTACCTTCCGCCTCTTCATCTGAAGACGCCTCTTCAGCCTCCGGCTCCTCTCGGGTGGCCTCGGGCTCTTCGCTTTCCTGCTCGGGTAGCCCCTTGGGCTCCAGCATTTCAGCGACGTGCGCGATTGCGCTCTCTTGGTCGGTAACGGGCTCAGCTCCCGTCT